GCTACAATCATTTATTCACAGAAGTAGAAGCTACGACATTCTCAGTGCCGATAGAAGAAAGATTGCAATACAGTAGTTCATCAATAACTCCATATATATCAACGGATTCTACAGATGGTGAGAATATTTTCTCTCTTATATCTGAAGATTTTGTATTGCTGAATAAGTTATCTGAATATAGAAGAGGCAAGACGCCTGATATTAGCACCATTGATTATAATGTGCTTACATCCGATTTGGCCAAGCTCATTTTTATTTTTTTAGATATTATATTAAACAGGAATTATTCTGCGTTAAACAATACAGATGTATTGGCGACTGATAGCGTTCTTATAAAATTGTTTGAATTATATGTCATAAATGAATCTCACAAGGTAATGAAAAACTGGTCATATCTGATAGATGGTAATTTATTAGAATTACGACTCGTACATGAAGTCAAGATAATAACTGAAGATATGGCAGTGATGGAAGAAGTATCATTGGAAGAAACTGTTTATGATTATGATGTGGATGTTTATCTGAATGGAACAAAGTTGACAGCAGAAACTGATTATGTCGTAATGATAGATTCAACAGCGGTAGATTCGACAGCTATAATCACGTGGATAGTTTGGGAAGATAAAGATGCGGATATAATAGAGGGAGATACGCTTGTCGTGGAATATTATACAAAAGTTACATCTGGCGATACGGGGACAGAAGTTTACGTCGATGGAAAAGAATACGAGGAGGGGGGTTAGTATATGGCTTTTGATACAGGAAATAAATATGTAAATGTATTTTTGGATCTCATGCAATGGTTAAAGGATGTGGAGGAAGATGAAGATGCGCAACTAGAACAATGGCTCAACAGAGTTCCAACTCTAGATTATAAACAGAAGCAAATAGGGTATTCTGAGAAACAAGTTGTAATAGAGATGTTTGAAACCATTATCGATCAGCCAGCATTTATGTCAAATGACCATAAACGTCTTAGAAAGCTCTTGATCGATTGGCATTCAGCACATCGTGCAACTATCACTCACATGCGACAAAGTTTAGATCCACACTCTATGTCATCCGAAGCTTTGAATGAGATGATAAGAAGTTTTGGGTTTCCATATCCACATAAGATAATTTCAAATAATCTGAAAGCACAGTTTATATTAGATATTGTAGAACTTTATAAAAAGAAGGGAACTCCATGGGTTTTAGTAAAAGCCCTTCAGACATATTTTGGACTCAATAATGTAGTATTAAGCGAATGGTGGATACATTATAATGGTGCTTTAAATAATTTTTATGCAAAAGCACATCCTGTAATACCTAGGGCATATAGAACAGATCCTAGACTGGCACAGGAATTATCATATGATTTGTTCATTAGGAACAAACCACTATGGCACATTTCTGAGAGTGAACTTAGAGAGCTTTATAACGAGAGTAGAATTACGTTACCTTCTATAACTACTTACATTTCTATGAATGGTACACTAAGTGTATTAGATCTAAATATTGCTTTGAACATACTAAATAGAACCATACAAGAAACTTATGAGTTCTGGATTGCGAATGGTACAGAGAATAGAAATGTATATTTATCTCAGCTAACCAGTGTGTGTTCTTTATTAGATCTTGTGTTGGCAATAACTTATCTTTTTAATAGTCAACATGCATCATCAGATCCACGATATCAATTTTACAATGGATTTTTTACACCATTGGATGTTCCAGATGCAGGAGGGGATAGAGACGACATAGATGATGTAGATTATGGCCTTATATTAGATGAATATAACACTATAAATATAAGACCAGCTACAAAAGCCCAAAGAGAAGAATTACTTGCAGAAAGATACGCGAAATTTATAGAGGTTGGAGCAGATCAATCTGTAACAACTGCTTTAGCTGATGCTGGAACATTTTTGGGGCAAATTCATCCTGAATTCAAAGAGGAAATTGACGATAGAGTTGCGGATGGTGGAAGTGTTAGTGATATATTAGAAAATCTATTGGGAGATTTAGATTTCTATATGGTAAATAATATGGAAATATTAGATTTTCCTATGAGTTATTTAATTATAGGTGCACCAATTGAAGAAAATCTCAAAGATGTTATAGAATTTTTTAAACCTTACCATACACAATTAAGAGATTTTACGAGCATTCTATCCTTCGATGATCCTTTGGGAGATTCCCAAATAGAGGAAGATGAATTTGGACTGATGACAATATCTCAACAGCTTGTAGAGCCTGCACATTGGGCAGATGAGCAGTTGGACCAAGGTATAATAAAAGATAATGATTTTTTCATGCATATTGAACAGGAACTGCTATATTATTATGATTCTACTGCAGCTGAGAATGTGTACACCATATTTGACCTGGACGATTTTATAGATACATATATCATACAGCAGCTAACAGATACTATAGAAGTAACAGAAGAAATAATAACAAGTATTCATGAAATACATATAGAAACACCTTCTCATATTGTCGATTCCACCGCTGGTCCAGTAGAGATGTACTTTGGACTAGATTATGGTTTTTGTAAAGATGATGTGGGAGCGATTGATTTAGTAACGAATCCCAATGGGATATCGGATGGGTTTGAAGTTATAATAAAAGTAGATGGAATTGAAACATCTTATAATGATTTACCTGAGGTAATCATTTGGAAGACACTCTAAAAAGGGAGATAATAATGGAAATAATAAAATACAATTTCAAAGATGACGTAAGAGAAGTAGAAGACTCATTTTGTATTGGAAAGCAAAAGCGTCCTAAAGGAAGAGTAAGAATACATGGTCGAATAACTGGAACAAAACAATATAAATTATTAGAGGATACCGACAATCTGGTACTGTATAGAGGAAGACATTGGTTGATGCAAAGGGCATTTTATACAGCAGTTGGATCTAGAGATTGGAAGGCTTACTATATAACACATTTTGCAATTGGTTCAGGAGGAGCACTTGTAACAAGTCCATTGAGCCCAGTGGCTCCAGAGTTAATAAACTATGCGTTGGGAACACAGGGAGTTATAGATAACGGCACTTTTGACACAATTAGTGGAGATGAATTTTTTAGGTTTGATATAGGATATCCTCAGGCCCTTCAAGATGAGGACATTACCGATTATACAGGAGACGGTTGTACACATACAGATCCCCTGAGTGTGACTGGTAATTGTGACCGAGAGTTGATAGCTAAAATACAAGTATCTGTAGCTTCGGATCAGTGCAATGATTCTAATAATCCTTCGAATCCAGGACTGCCTGGAGATCCTTATCAGGATTTATCAGAAGCTGGTTTGTTTGCAACAGACAGCCCCACATCACCAACAGCAGCAGAGATACTCGCCAGAGTGACATTCTCTACAATTAGAAAGGATTTACACAGAGAATTAGTATTTTCTTGGTTTATATATTTCTAATATTTTTAATAAAAAATAAAGAGGGATCATTAATGATCCCTCTTTCTATATTTAAAATCATACCTTTAAAATCATAATTTCATTATATTGAACATATGCGGGATTTTTACGCATCTTTTTTAAGTTCTGAATCGCATTATCTATAGTGGCTTTTAGGTTCTTCTCAAGTAATTTTTCAGTTTCATATCTCAGAATCAGGGTATAATACATATGTCTATCTTTGAAAGGTGGTTTTTGAAAAATTTGGGCAGCGGACTCTTCTGGATTTGTGTCCCAAGTAGAAGCATTTATCCAATAAAAGTCTTCTGGATCCTTTATAGCTGACAGATGAGCTATGAAAATACCATCTTTTGTTTTACCCTTCCTTACTATAATTTTTATTCCATTCTCCTAGATTATCATTCTATTATTGTTCCACTACCAAACTTCATTTCTAGGTTATTTTCAATACAATATCTCTTGTGTTTAAATTCAGAAATATTATTCACTATAAATCCTTTTATCTGAGATAACTTTGTGATACCAGAAGATATAAAATAATCAGGATTTACAATGAAGATTTCGTCTTCTTGTTGTAATCTTCGAACTAAACAATTGAATGGCATTACCAATCTAGCCAAATCCACAAATTTAAAATATTCTTGGTATGCACCAATTTTTGTTTCACAATAGCCATCTTCTACCATAATTTCCAAGATATCATTGGTTTCTGTGAGATAGATATCAATAGAATCACTTTTATTTAATTTTTCTAAAATTTGTTTTGGAGATATGTGTATTTGAAACTTTTCAGATAAACCGTATAGGATATTAATGATTCTATTGATCCTCTCTATTTTTATCTCCTCTAGTAATTCCTCTGTTTGTGTTGATTCACCTAGTTTGGGATTATATACTAATACTATAGCGCCTTCTAAAGATTTGAATAAAATTGAAGGAATTAACATTACATTTAATCGTCTAGCATAATCTATAATTGGAGTTTCATCATATAAGTCGAAACTATCAAATTTTGCCAAAGATATTGTGGCTCCATTATATCGCTTTCCAATATATTCTATATATTCTCTTGCAGATCGATTATTTTTTACGATGTGAAGATAATCTTCCATTTCATAAATCCTCCATAAGTCTTTGTTTTCAAAGGCATTTTTGTAAAAAATTTTGCTTTGGAATGTCAGGACAAACTTTAAAGAACAGTGATCTATTCTTTAGGTTTAATATATATAATAGGAAACTTATGTAAAATAGATTTTTATAAACTTTTAGATGGAGGAATTAAGAATGGCCAATGTAGCTCCAGGTGTATTCACTAAAATTATTGATTTGTCCGAGTATGTCGCAGGAGTTCCATCTACTATTGGGTTTATCCCGATTATATGTGAACAAGGTGAGGACAATAAATTAATATCTACGAATGCTAGGGATTTTTTCATAGACTTTGGTGAACCAAATATAAATTATGCAGGCAAGACATATGGACAGGGACCATATATTGCTTCTTCCTTCCTACGAGAAAGCGATTCGCTTTATGTCGTTCGCTGCTTACCAGATGATGCAGATTATAGCAATCTCGCAATATATGCAGAACCTGGTAGCCTATTAGGAGCAGATACTACCGCAGATGTTACCTCTGCAAGTATCAGCGCAGTAAACACAGCTGGTGAATTAGATGGTTTAGTTGCATCTGATACAACAGCATGTATAGTTTTCTACGGCGTTGGAAGAGGAGATTATTATAATAACTATCAGATAAAAATCAGTAAGCACACAAATCCACAATTATCAGATCCTGGCGAAGTTGGATCTTATGATTTCGTTTATGTTCTGGATCTTTATAAGAGACAGGAAGAAGATGATGAAGAAGGTCAACCGCAATTTGAAATAATCGAAACTTATGAAGTCTCTTTTAACCCATCCAGATTAGATTCTGCTGGCGAGAGCATGTTCATAGGGGAGGTCTTAAATCGATATTGTAGATATGTTAAATGTGTGGTTAATGAACTTAATTGTACGAAAGCAATTACAAATCAAGCAGATTTCTCTCAACCATTCTTGGTTGGGGCAATAAATCTGGCAGAGGGCGACTCTGGAACCTTATTTGATGCCAACGGTATTGATGGGGATGTTGCAACTCAAATACTTGGAAAAGCATATCAGGGTATTCTTCCAAGAACTGAGACAGGTAAGTATGTTGATGAAGTTCTGGATACCGATGACTACTATTTTACAATTGTTTTGGATGGTGGATATCCTTCAGATGTCAAAACTTCCATAAATACACTAGTAAGAACAAGAAAAGACTGTGTAGCAGTTGTAGATAATGGTGATAACTCAACTATATCTTCGGCAATAGAAGCTAGGGATAATGATCATACTTTTAACACTAGATACATGGCATTGTATGAACCATATAATAAAATTTATGATGCATATACTGGTAAAGACATATGGATCTCTCCAGTTTATCATATGGCAAATATAATTCCTTATACAGATAATGTGTCTGAGGTATGGGATGCTCCTGCAGGAACTAATCGCGCTACGATAGCAGCCATTAAAGAATTAAGGTTTAGCCCACGAATTGGAGATCGTGATAACTTTTATCTTAAACAGATTAATCCAATTGTAAAATTTTCTATTGGTAATGTTGTTTATTCTCAGTTAACTACTCAGAAGAGACCAACTGCATTACAAGATTTGAATATTATAAGAGCAGTTCTGTATATTAAGAGAGCTTTGGAACAATTCTGTAAATTCTATATTTTCGAATATAATGATTCTGAAACGTGGAGTAAAATTTCTAATGAAATTAATGCGTTTTTGAAAGTCGTTCAGTCGAAGAGAGGTCTTTATAGCTATGGATTAGAAGTAGGCGCAACTGAATACGAACTTAAGGCAAAACAAATACATGTGAACGTGACGCTTAATCCTACTAGAGTGATTGAACAGATTTATCTTAACTTCTTTATAGTATAATTGAAAAATGATTAAGATCATCTAGTAAACACAGCCCCTCACAGATGATCTTTTTGGGCCAGATATCTTACATGATATCTGGCCTTTTTAAATTGTCCACATAGTATTAGCAAATCGTCTTTAAGATATAAGTATCAGTGAGGACAAATTATAAAAAGGAGGAAATAACATGGGAGCAGCAAATGCATTTGCAGCATTAAAGGAAAATAGATTTTCAAGAAAATGGGGTGGAACTACTGCCGGAAGTGCTGTAGATCCGTACATATCTGGTTATTTTTTTACACATTGGGCGGCTGTACCACCCAAATTACATGAATATTCGCCTATAGCTTCTAACTCTGGAGTTTCGGATTCAGGAACTGTGACGGACGTATTACATGCAGCTTGTTTAGCTGTAACAATTCCTGGGGGAACTGTCAATAAGGCAGAATTTGCAGGACTTGGCGGCGTAAAATGGTCAGCACCTACAAATGTAGAATATGATAATACAGTGACTTTAAAATTCTTGGAATTTTCAACTTTACCAATTCTGGCAATTATGCACGGATGGGTTAGGTTGATAAGAGATTATAGAACAGGGGTTAGTCCCTTGGTAGGTGGAGATGCGTACACTAAAAGTAATTATGCAGGAACCATGTATTATTGGACGACCAAGCCTGATGGACAAACTATAGAATATGCAGCTTGTCTAACTGGAGTCTTTCCCCTTAAAGATCCTACAGATCAATATGGAGGGGACTTGGCGACAATTGATAAATTAGAGTTGGATATAGATTTTAATGTAGATTACATATGGCATGAAGATTGGGTTGTTACACAATGTGAGCAATACACACTTAGATCTTATGCACATACTGCAACTGTTAATGAATATGGGTCTAAAGGCGCTAAGTAATAGTTAGAAATCATAATTTTGGAGGGTAGAATTTTTCTACCCTCTTTTTTCATATATATTTCTATGAGGACAAACTTTAAATTATTATTAGGGGTTTAATATTAAACAATCAATAAGAGAGGGGTAAACTGATGATAGGTAGACGTCTGACATACGAATATCCTCATTTTACAGTTGTGTGTCCACAAACAGGATATACTTTTAATGTAAGGACTTTAAATGTTCTAGAAGTGGGGCAACTTAAGGGATCTATGGTGGTTCCTGCAAGAACGCCAGCACTGATAAATAAAATTATATGGGGGGCAATTGAAGAAAAGCCAGAAGAAATTAAAGCTTTGGATGAGTTCAAAAAATCAATTACCCTGAGGGATAGAGAAGCATTACTATATGGGATTTATTACTCCACATTTGGAGATGAGGAAGAATTTAAGGTTAATTGTAATACATGTGATAATGAGCAACCTATAAAAGTTTCACTATCTGATATATTTTCGATAAATGCATATCCAGGAAGCGAATCGATGAAGAAATCATATCAGGTTGCTAAGATTACGGGGGATGCAGATATCGATACTGAGATTGAAAAGGCAATCGCTGCTAAGAACGCACCTCCAAAAGGAATGCCCAAGGAAATTGCTAAACTCGAACATAGTATCGATGAACCAGATGAAGATGATGGTATTACTATAGGTAAAAAACCATCAGGTGTAAATTTTGTTGAGGATGAAGAACCAGTTCCTCCAAAACCTAAAAAGACCACAGTTGTGAGTGGTAATTCTATTCTGGAAAAGAGGCTGGATATCACCCTCCCGATTTCTAAGGTACATGCAATTATTAAACAACCAACTTTATGGGACGAAGAACGAGCCATGAATGCAATTTCGTTTGCACAGAAAAAACAAACGGAATTAATAAATGAAATAATGGTTATTGAAAGGTTTGAACAATATAGGATAGGGGATAAAGTACCAACAATAATTATAGATAATAGAGAAGACATTTTATTTGAATATGAGAAACTACCACCTAGAGATAAGTTAGAAATATTTAAAAGATTTCAGGATGAATTTGGTCAATATGGAATAGATTTGAAAACTAAATATATATGTGCTAAGTGTGGCACATCTAATGAACTAGAGGTGGACCTCGCAGTACAATTTTTTCGAGTATTGGCAAGATACTAAAATCATCTCCAAATTCAGAACTACATTGGATGAAAATGTTCGATCACTTATGGAAATTATGAATGTCCAATGGGACTCTATAGTTTTTATGCCTTATAAATTTTTCATAGATACTTTGAAATGGAAAATAGATCTTGAAGACGAGAAGCGTAAGGCATTAGAAGAAAAAACTGGAGGTGCCTCTTCAAGAGGACTTGTAAAAGCCTAATAAATACAAATGGATTGTAATTTTAATAATTACAATCCATTTTCCCATAAGGTTTAGGACAAACTTTTAAACAAACGTGAACTATTAAAATTAGGGATAATAGAATGGCAGAAGGTGGAATCGAGCAATTTTTTAAGAGAGTTCCAGCTAAGAAAAAAATACCGAATGGAACTTTACCTAAAATTACACAGTCGGGAGATCTGCAACGAACGGAGGGAATCGACGAAATAATAAAGAGCCTTTCAAACATTTTGTTAATCGCAAGAGGTACATATTTGTTTGATCGGGATCTTGGTACTGAAATATATAAGTATATATTTGAACCTGCGGATCTGTCTACTAAGGTTGAAATAGAGCAGGAACTCGCACAAACGTTTTTTACCTACGAGGACAGGGCAGAAATCAGTTATGACGTTTTATTTTTTAAAAATAAAAAGGGATTTCGTATTAATATATTCGTTAGCTATCAGGGAGAAAAAGGAAAGGTCACCATAGATATAGATGAAACTCTATTGAGAACGGTGGGTAATTAATAATGATAAGTAAAAAATATATAGATCAAAAAGCAAATGATGCTGCAACTTCTCCTAAGAATGATACCCCTATGCCAACAGAAGAACAAAAAAAGAGTGGTGCTTACAAAAAGGGTCATCTAAATCTTTATGGATTGAGTATAAGTATAGAAAATCCAAAAGGTAGCACGAGGAGTGGAACTGATCGCAACGGAAAAAAGTGGTCTATCAAGTTGAAAAATCATTATGGTTATATTAAGGGAAATAATATAGGAAAAGACGGCGATCCAATAGATGTTTTTCTAGGAGAAAATCCAGAAAGCGATAAAGTGTTTATGGTCAACCAACTTAGTCTTGGAAAGGATAAGAATGTATTTGATGAGCACAAAGCCCTCTTAGGATTTGATAGTTTATCATCTGCTGTGAAGGGGTATCTACAAAATTATGAAAGTGATTGGGATAAAAAGGGAATGATTGATTCTGTAGTTCAAACGAATATTGTGGATTTCAAAAGTTGGTTAAATAGTGGAAATTTGAAAAAACCATTTAGAGGATTTTTAAAGTGAAGCTGTTAGAAGATAAAAGATTTTATGTGTATGTTTTTCTAGATCCAATGAAACCAGGAGAATGTAAGTATGGCGACTATATGTTTGAATATTGTCCTTTCTATGTTGGTAAAGGTAAGTCTAATCGTTTGAGAAGAAGTTTATATCTGTATAGTGACAATAAAAGAAATACATTCAAAATGTTAAAAATAAGGAAATTAAGAAAGCTCGGACATGAACCAATAGTTCTAAAATATCTAAATTATTTGACAGAATTAGAAGCTTTTAACTGTGAAATTGAAATGATAAAGACCATAGGAAGACGAGACAAGAATTTGGGCCCACTAACAAATCTCACCGATGGTGGTGAAGGCATGTCGGGACATTTGGTTAGTCTAGAAACTATAATGAAAAATAGTGGTCTAAATCATCACCAATATGGAAAATCTCGCTCTGAAGATGTAAAACATAAAATCAGCACAACTCTGAAGATGAATACAAATCATCAAAATAAAAAAAGCCTATCAGAAAAAACGAAACAAAAAATATCTGTTGCCAACAAGGGAAGACTCTCCGCAGAGAAACATCATATGTTTGGAAGACATCATTCTGTGGAAACAATTGAGAAAATTAGGGCCTCAAAGACAGGCAAAAATAAAGGCTCAAACAATCCTAATTCTAAACCTGTTATTGTTAAATATAAATATTATGGAAGCTTGGCAGATGCTGGTCGGGATAATGGGATTAGTTGGACAGTTATCAATTATAGAATTAAGAAAAAATTTCCGGGATATAAATATATAGAGGAGACCATATAATGCAGCCATGGATACGTATATATAATTATATTTCTGATTATTATAATACTATTTATGATATATATTCAAAAGTATATCCAGGATATCCTATTTCATACTACAGTGTTGATTGGGAAAATAGTGTATATGATAAAAAGCTTATGGCAGGTAGCTATGAGAAAAATGGTGTGGGAACTCTGACAGGTATTAAATTCAAAAAGATTTTATTATTGCCAGTATTTGGAATAGAACAAATAACTCCCAATAATTCCGCCGGGGAAAAAGGATTAACAATGCATGAGACAGAGACCAGTACAATATCATTTTCTTCAAATTATGGGTTAACCCCCTCAGAGTGGGATATTATACATTTTAGTCAAGATTTTATGTCTCCAGATAACAATGAAGATGGGCCAGTGTTTGTAGTCCGTAACGTAAATCCTGCAACATATGGTAATATGATGATGTGGAATTGTTCTTTGAAAGTGGCTCCATATCGCTTGGGAGATGTAAAAAAACAAATTAGCAGTGAATATATGTTTTTAGAATTTACAAAGAGTATCCATAGGTTAGACACGGCTGCTATACTGTTAAAATTACAGCAAAATTCTAACAGTATATCGGATGAGTTAAAAGATATGTTCCATGGAACAGGATTTTATTTGCAGGAAGAATAAAGTGGAGGGGAACATTAAATGTTTGAAGAAAGAGCCATAGAAATATTTTCTAGTAGAGATAAAATATTAGATGAGATGATAGACCAGATGAAAAATTATCTGGAGCTAGAATCTCTGGACATGAATAAAACAGATTATTTATCCTATCTTGTTAACATATTGTCATTTTTGACGGCGGATCTTCTGTTTTATAATACAACAACATATAGGGAATTATTTCTCACCAAGGCTATTCAGAAAGACAGTGTTCTCAATTGGTCGGCGATGTTGGGATATAGTCCTCGATGGGCGTCCGCAGCAACATGTTCTGTTTTGGTAGCTATAGCTTTGAATTTTTCAGGGGATGTTGTGTTTACTATTCCAGAGGGACATAAATATCGCGCGGGATCGGTTATATTCACACAAGACAATCCCATACAAATAGATATTCCTAGAGATGAACATGGTGATATAATCGATATAACCATTATAGAAACATTATCGGTGGGAGGATCGAGGTCTGTAAAATATACAACTACAACAGATGATAATGGAAATGTCACATTATATTTTCTTGCCAATGTTACACAAAAAAGCTTGGAAGAGTTCAGTGAACCAATACCAACTTTATTACCTTATGAATTCTATACAGTATCTATAAATTTTGATGGACAGATTGCGGATGTGGAAGAGGTTATATCTGATGAGTGGTCTAGAACGGACTCTACTGTCCCTTATTATGAGTCGTTGTTTTTAATACCTTTTGATACAAAAGGATATGTTTTTAAAATCACTGAAGATGGTGCGAATATATCATTTGGGAATGGAGTTGTTGGTCAACAGCCTCCGCAGGGTAGTTGTGATATCAGATTATACACTACTGATGGTGCCGATGGTAACGTTATAGCTGGATCTATTAATAGAGCAGATAAGATATATATAAAAGATTATGATCCAAATGGTAATAGTGAAGACGCTAGTGGAAAATTCATTATGCGAAGCGTTGAATTACAGGTGGTAAATACAGAACCAGCAACTGGTGGAGCAGATTTTCCAACTGTTGATGAAATCAGAGCTTCTGCAATTGCAAATGTTACATCCATGGATAGATTGGTTTCAGAACCAGATTATGACAATATTAAGAACATTGTTACTGAGCTCCCAATCACACATGCCATACAGGTATTAAAAAGAAGTGATCTCAAAAATAATGAAATTTCGGTCTTTACAGACTTGATATTTGAAGAAACCATTGTTCCAACTAGGAATGTAAAATGGTCATTTACAGACTCTACCTCTACAGGATTAACTTATATACAAACTAAAGATACTATAACTATAGACGGAGCTGAGTACTATAGTATGTTTAATATAGAAATAGATCCATTAAATAAAGAATGTACTTATTTCTATTTGGCAGATAATATAGAAAAATCTGTAACTTTAAATAGAACAAGGTCTGGACTAACTACAGTTTTGCCAACATTTGCAGAATTTACAACTGTTACAACCGATAGTACTACAGGTAATTTATTACCAATAGCTGAACAGATGCTGGATATTGAGCTCAATTTTACCGTACTCCAAGAGGGTGCAGATACCGGTTTACAATGTATAGTAGAAACTAGTTGGGATGGTTCTGTGTATAATATGATACAAGAGGTGAATGATGAGGGGGTGACAGTATTTAAAATTCCAGATACAAATCCTATACTCTTAGAAAATGTGCCTGATATGAATCAAACATATTTGTTTAAAATGTATTATCTAGTAGGTGGAGAGGTTGATTTACCATATCAAACAGAGTCTCAAGTAAGTGTGATTATAAAGCAAAGACTTGATGAATTCATGTATAGTCAGGTACATACAGATTCTACAAACACATATAGTCTGGGTGATTTAATCACAATATATGATGTACCAGTAATTAAAAAAACATATTACGATAGTATTGATCAAAACGCATTTACTTTACAGATATATAATGACATTTTGACATTGGATGTTACAGAATATAGAATGACTTCAGATTTTCTAAATCTAAAATTCAGTAATACAACTGGGGTATTGGATAATATGTTATATAATCCAGTTACAAGGTCAGATGTGATAAGTGTAAATCCAACAGGTAGTTTATCTTCTCTCGGTAATGGTGTAAGTGATGATGGTAACAGATATCTAGTTTCGGATAATGAATATGTTAGTCCTTGGGGTACAGATTCAACATATGAAAAAGAAGCTCCTTTTATTGCTGAATATGTAGCTGCAACAGATAGCTGGATATTTGAAAGAATTATAACTGACGACATTATAAACGTTACTAGCACAAGTGAGAAGGTACTTTATGATGGTAAGGATGCAGTGATTCCAATACTGACGATACCATTTACTATACACTTGATTGTATGGAGGGATAATTCTGTATCCGCAACTACCGATGCCATTGTTCAAAACATAAAAAATAATTTAATAGACGGTCTGTATACAAAATTTGGATTTGATTCCGATATATTCCTATCGGAGATAACAAACATTGTTCAAGGAGTTGAAGGTGTTAGAAATTGTTCAATAGTAGAACCATCCCATTCTATATTTTTCACGTATGATTTGAAAAGTGATTTAACTCAACAAGAGTTATTAGAATATTCCCCACAGTTGGTTTGGTTCGATAGTACAACTATAACTGTAGAGGTTAAATAAGATTAATGAATCTTTTAGAATTCACACCAGTGGAAATAAAACCAGAAGAGGATTCTAAAGTCTACAGATATATTTCTAAAATTTTAGGATCTGAGCTTTCAAATAT